TCATGAGAGGTTTTACCTAATTGCGGGATTGACTTCCCGCCAGTTTGGCTTCTAAGGGGGCCAGCCCTTTTCGAAGCTACAGTTGCTTTTTGGGGGTTCGCCCCCAATTAAGCAAGATTATGTTTAGTGAGTAAATTCATTTCTTTAAGTAGGTATCGCCAGTGTTAAACCAGCTGGCAACCGCGCTGAGAAGCGCGATATAAATATCCAACCCCGCGCTGGAAAGCGCATTATAAATATTCACTTTGTGTGAGAGACCAAATTAAATAATTTATAAAAATAAATTCGGTCCAATGTTGTGTGTTATTATCGGTCTGTAACCGATATTATATGTAATATATGTTGATAGTGATCCAAATGTTTAAATGGATTTTGTTTAGTTATATGTTTAGTGCATTGATTAAAGCTACCAACTGATGCACCAAGAAGCTTTAAATGTCTTGGAGATCTAAGCTGTAATTTATAGCATGCATAGTGGTTAAGTTTACTTCCCTATGTGATTAGAACCGGGGACCCCATTATCCCGTCGGAGACAAATAGTGGGACTTCAAGAAGAGCGATTTGAGTGCTCAACATCGGGTAACGTCTTCGGACAGGGACCCACCCACAAACGAGACTCAGTAGAGGGCATTACGTGCTTAGTACTTAGTTGTCGATGAGTAGACTCGCTTGAATTCAAGTTTAGAGACTCATTTGCGACCGCGTAGTTAACCCTTCACCGGAGAGCGGCCACTTGCGTCCGTGGAATAACGCTCGATGAAAGTGCTAATAAACCTCTTTTATAGGAGGCCAAAGGTGCTGTGTCGACTGCTAAGGATCTTTCCTGCAGGACGCCCTGCACGGTAAAGAATCTTTAGTTTGTCCTTTATTGCCTTTATGCATATGAAGAATGAGCTATAAGATTCAGCGTGCCCACCAAACCCAAATGTCTTTGCCGCGAAAGCAAGGCAAGACAGCCTCTACGGGGGTAAGTTATTGCAATAAATGTGAGCGCAGAAAACTCAGGAAGTTACAACTAAAAGAGTTGAAGCGTGAACGTAATCCGGTACCCGACACACCACCTGTCTGTTTATTTAATTTATGGATGATGGTGTGTACTGTTTTTTATATTCCTGACCAATCCCACATTGTGTTGATTTGTATCAAAAATATAGTCATGTTTTTGTTTCTATCCATCGTTTTTGTGGATTGTTTACGTCTTTTCATTGTCTGGTATCGTAAGTTTAGGAGGCCTATCCTGGAACCACAAAGTGGTATAGGAGATCTGAGAAATTTCATATTTAATCGAAATAGTTTCAGCGTAGATCCATATCTCAAAGAGGCCATCCAAGTATGGTGTTTATTTGAAAGCTTGCGAGATTCCCGCACCAAACGGGGAATGATTGCTGCAATTACACAGTATTTACAAGCTCATGTTAAAGATTCGCTGCCTTTGTACATTTACAGACAAGTAATGAGGATTGATTATATATCCGATTGGTCTAGTGAAGATGGTAATGCACAGATACACGAGATGTTAGATGAGGCTTTTGGTAGGGGAAATATGCGTGAAAACGCAGGAGAATTGATGATTCTTGATACTCAAGATGGAGAAGTTAATCAAATGCCATGGCATGTGGCTATGGATTCAGCTTTCCAAAATTGGAAAGAATTTCGTCATTCTAGTATTTCCAAAAAAGTGACTCATCTTATTAATGTTATTGTATCTTCTGGTATGTGTGCCACAGCGGATCTTACTTTCAAACTTGGAAATGTACGTTTGTTTTCTCCTATAGTTATGAAAAGACAACTTGCATCTGTAGATATTTTCGAAGCTTTTTATGAAGCTGTCTCAGGTTTCATGAAAGGCGGATGGAGAGTTTTTCAGACAGGTGAAGTCTCAGCGTTTTTTATGGAAGAGGACAAGATTGCTGAATTTGATAAGATGTATAATGAACTTAGATCATTGTATGGTTATGCTATAGCAGGAAATTTACGTGAGTATACGTCTACTGACGATAATGAGTATGATATGAAACTCAAGGAAGCTATAGAATTCGGCTCTAATTTGTTGCACTATATCAAGAAAGATCAAGTATTTGAAAGGAAATATGTGTCGGATAGGTTGGAACGTTTAAGAGATAACGAGTCAGAATTCACCCAATTGCGCACGCGTGGAGGACTTAGAGTCACACCTTTTGCTGTTTGTCTATTCGGGCAGTCAGGGTGTGGCAAATCATGCCTAACAAACTTGACAGTGAATGCTGGATTAGTGTATAATAAATTGAGTGCGGAAAAAGATAGAATTGCTACATGGGCGGATAATGATAAGTATGCTTCATCTATTCGATCACATATTAATGCTATTATTTTTGATGACTTTGCTAATACAAAAGAAATATTTATGGAATCCTCTCCGGCATATCGCCTAATTCAAGTGATTAATAATATTAAGTATCTTGCTCCAATGGCCGATGTGTTCTTGAAAGGGAAGGTTTCATTGAATCCCTATTTCTGTGTTGTGTCGAGTAATGTAGAACATCTTAATGCAGCCAAATATTCTAACGAACCAGAATCTGTTTTGCGAAGAATGTACCATGTCAAAGTTGAACCTAAAATAGAGTGTTGTGAGAAAGGTATGTTGTGTAGAAGGAAGGTTGAAGCACTTTATGGTCGTACTCCATGTCCTGATGCCTGGAAACTTTCTGTGCGCTATTATGCAGTGCAGAACAAAAGATATGTTGACATGGAAGCTATGACTCCTGTTATTTTTGAAGGAAAAGAATTAACAAATATTGGAATTCATGATTATTTGCGTTGGGTTCAAATTGCTTCTAAAGAACACTTTACGGAGGAAGGTCAATATATTGCGAATCAAGAAACAATTCCAAAACTATGTAAATTGTGCGCTATGGTATACTGTACATGTTCATCACAAAATGTTGAACCTGTTGTTGATGTGCCCTGTACTCTATATGGTTCTCCTTGTCGTGATTGTGTTGCTGAAATTGAAGTTATTAGAAATGGGTCTAAAATATCAAAATTGATACTTGACCCAAATTCTGGTGAAAATAATTCATCGGGAACTACGATTAGTTCCACTTTTCATCAAGAGCTATCTGAATTTTTTGCAAGAAAAGCAACAGACTTACAAATGTGCTATGCCAATGGTTTAGCACCAACTATGATTGCTACAGCAAAAATTTGCGATTGGTGGAATCGTATTGACCTTCTACCAGAACGCTATGTGTGCCATCCACGGGTCTTAAAATTCGGTCTTTTCTTTTGGAGAGAAGACATTAAGAGATCTTTGGCTGCTGGTAATAGTTTTCTTGTTCTTATGATGGTGACAATGATGTGGGCTGTGCCTATTTTAAGTTTACTTTGGTTGTTTTGTACATTTGTTTCTATGTATTGGTTTACATGTGCAACCGTGCAGACTTATAAAAGAATGGTACGGTCTCGTATCATGGAACTACGCGACATTGTAAAAACATATACACAACAGTGGCAATCCCGATATGCTATTATTGGATTAGGTGCAATAGGATTGATTTTAGCCACTATGCGGGCACGACATTCACCTTCCTCGAAGTGGGAGGGTGATGTTTTGGAAACGCATACAGGCTTAAATCCAGAATCGCAACAAGAAGTGGACGAACGAAATGACGTGACTAACCCATGGCTAACGGCGAAAACCGTACCGTTGCCCATGTCAATACCCTCGAAAACAACTAAGTCTAATGATTTAGCTGCATCTATGCGCACTAATTTAATTGGAATTGTATCTGATATGGATAAGGTGTGTCTTGGATTCTATATAGTTTCAAACTTCATCTTAGTTCCCACACATTTTTTGGATGTACATGGTGATCGAGATATCAAGATTCGTTGCTTTAAAGCCATAGAGAGTCAGGTTGGGCGTTCTTTTCGTGACAAGATATCAAAGTCATTTCGGGTGAACATACCTGGAACGGATTTCTCTTTATGTTTTGTGACAGGTGGAGGCTCAATGAAGGATTTCAGAAAGTTCTTACCCTTGGACGGTGATTTACGAAAGTGTGCCGCACAACTGGTCACTCGTGAAGTTCAAGGAACAGAAATAAAATGTTATCCAACATTATTTCAAGGTACAGGTTTAGTTGCCCATACGAAAAAGGTATTTTGGGGGTCGTATTATAAGCTCCCCATTGTAACTCAACCTGGAATGTGCATGTCTCCCGTGATTAGCGATATGAAAGGATGTACTATTCTTGGTTTTCACCTTGGAGGAAAAGACGACATAGGAGGATGTGGAACACTCACTCTGGATCAAGTAAATTATGCTATAAATGAATTGGCTTCAGTTGATGGAGTAGTACTTTCAGCCTCTAGTGGATGTCTCAAACCGGAGATGGGCGACTTCACAAGACAATACTTTGGTAAAGAAATATTTGAGGGAGCAGAGATACATCCAAAAAGTGCCGTCAATTACCTTCCAGAGGGAGCCTGTATTGACGTTTATGGCAAGACCTTAGGTAAGGCAACCCCAAAGAGTAATGTTACACCAACATTGATTTCCCCTGCAGTTACAGAAATATTTGGCGTACCCCAACAGTGGGGGCCTCCAAAAATGCAAGGTAAAGGAAGATATCCTTTCCAAGCAACACTTGAATATGCTTCTATACCAAGTCTCCCGATCGGAAGTGTCTTGGAAAAAGCTGTTCGTGATATCAAAGGAATCAGTAAAGGTGTTAAGATACTATTACCTGAGTTATTTTCTGTTAAACCTTTAACAAGAGTGGAAACCGTAAGTGGACTTGATGGTGTAAAATTTATAGATGCTATGAATCTAAATACTTCTCCTGGGATTCCCCTATCAGGTAGCAAACATCCTTATGTGGTTGAATTGAAACCAGAAGAATTTCCTGGTATTTCTAAACCGCGCACTTTTACATCTGAAATTTGGGAAGAATACGAACGTATGGTTGAAGTATTAGAATCCGGGTGTAGGACTTATGTACCCTGGAAAGCTTGCTTGAAAGACGAAGCGACTAAATTGACCAAGGACAGTGTAAGAGTGTTTCAATGTGCCCCTATAATGCTCCAATTATTGATACGTATGTATTTCTTGCCAATTGTTCGAATTATTCAAATGAATCCTGTTCGCTATGAATGTGCTGTTGGCGTTAATGCGGAAGGCTTGGAATGGGAAGAACTGTGGGAAGCAGCAATGTCGAAAGGGAAAGAGCGTGTACTTGCTGGTGATTATAGCAAGTATGACGTTCGTATGCCAGCTCAGGTAACTATTGCTGCTTTTGACATACTGATTCACATCGCCTCTTTGTGTGAAGGTTATGAAGAAAAAGACTTACACATGATGCGTATGGTAGTTCATGAAATAGTGTATCCAGTCATAGCTTATAATGGTGATTTAATCCAGTTATTTGGTACAAATCCTTCTGGTCAAAATTTAACAGTCATTATCAATTCTTTGGTTAATTCTCTCTTGTTAAGATCTTGTTTTTTCACAATATATCCGGACTTGGATTTTAAGGAGAATTGTTCATTTATTACCTATGGCGATGATGTTATAGGAACAGTTTCTCCTACATGTGATAATTTCACTCATATAACATATGCGAAATGGTTGGATGAACACGATATGAAATTCACGATGCCAGATAAAGAGTCTACCCCTGTTCATTATATGAAAGAAGCAGATGTAGACTTCCTGAAACGCAAAAGTGAGTTCAATGAAGATTTAGGGTGTAAGGTCGGCTTGTTATCTGAAAAGTCTATTTTCAAAAGATTACATGCACACATACTTTCAAAAGAACTCACAATGGAAATGCATAGCGCTCAAAATATAGAGAGCTCTTTGCACGATTGGTTTTACTACGGGAGGAAAATTTTCGAAGACCGACGCGAAAAACTCCGAAACGTAGCTCGCAAGTGTGATATTGAGCACTTGTGTCCCGCATTGGATATATCCTATGATAAACGTGTTGCTTACTGGCGACATAAATATCTAGGTGAAGATCCAATTGATGGGGAAATTATAAGTTTGGAGTAGGCACTTTAAGCCTACTTACCCAGTAAACAGCCTGGGCGCCACGGTAAAGCAAAGCTGTGTGTGTACAACTGGTTTACCCATGTATATATAGGTGTTTGGTCTTATGTTTAAATGAGGCTTTGTACATAGGCATCTCCCTCGTGAGATACCCCTATTTAGGGGGGGCTAGCCACCCAAGTAACCAAACACTGGTTGTTGTCACTAGGCTGTGACTTCAATCATGTAAATAAATAGCCTAGTTCTAATTATAACAATGTAAATAAAGATTTTAGTAATACTAATGTAAATATTATAACAAACACAGTACAGGAGCCGGATAGCTCGCTGTACCCCACGATCCTAGAGGTTTTAATGTATATGAGACATTATGGAGTAAATCCCAACAGATTCGACAAACTTTGGCACCGTTATAGGTGTGTTCTTGGAATGAAAGTTTCGAAATTTGATGGCGTTGATATTCCACCTCGTCGTTCACCTAGCCCTTTAAGTGTATTCGACGAAATGTTACAACCTCAAAGTGGATCATTGCAAAGCTCCGTATTTTCTGACGGAGTTAGCAACCAACAAAATGTCGCATTCTCTGAAGAGTTCGACCCCTATGTACTTGATAGTGCGGGCCCCATGGATTCGACGCGGTATGTCCATGATGACCATAGTGTCCCATTGGATGAATTCTTTTCTCGACCCGTGAAAATTGCAGAATATTCGTGGTCTCCCTCAATTCAATTAAATGATGAATTGGATCCATGGTCGTTGTTTTTCGATAATCCTAGAGTAGCGAATAGGATAGCGAATTATAAGCTTTTGCGTGCAAATCTTAAGGTCAAAGCGGTTATTAATGGCAATGGATTTTATTATGGAAAACTAATGATGGCGTATTGGCCTCTTAGTCACTATGATAACACTTCGGAATTTGGAGGTTTGAATGAGGAGAGTTTAGTGGCAGTATCACAATTGCCACGAGTTTTTATGTGTCCCACCACTTCTGTAGGAGGAGAGATGAAGTTGCCTATGTTTTGGCATCTCGACTATCTTGATATACCTAAAAGTGAGTGGAACCAATTAGGCACTCTACTCCTGAGAACTCTGACACCTTTGAAACACGCTAATGGCGCTAGCAACCCAATATCAATTACGATCTTTGCCTGGGCTGAAGATGTTCATATAAGTGTGCCAACATCTAATGAACCTACTGTCTTACAACCACAGATGGGAGAAACTGATGAAGCAAATAAGAAAGGTGTCATAAGCGGTCCCGCTACTAATGTAGCCAAATATGCAAGTTATTTTAAAGGTATTCCATATATTGGTCCTTTTGCTAAGGCAACAGAGATTGCAGGGAATGCTGCCGCTTCTATGGCAAAAATTTTTGGATATTCACGACCAGCTATTACCGCTGCGCCTATGCCTTATAAGCCTAACCCATATGCGTCGTTAGCCTTAACAAACGTGCCTGATACCTCTCTTAAATTAACGGTTGATGATAAACAAGA